TCTTACGGCCTTGGCTTGAGAAGGCTGGCTTTAGTGAAGATGAACTTGAACGATTTGTTGAGTTTGGGCAGGGATTTATTTCTATGTCACCAGCGATTCGTGAGTTAGAATCTAAATTATTACAGAAACAGTTAAAGCATGGAAATCATCCTGTGCTTACAATGTGTGCAGCAAATGCTATAACAGTAAACGACCCTGCTGGTAATCGTAAGTTTACGAAACAGAAGTCTAACGGAAGAATTGATGGGATGCAAGCATTAGCTCAAGCGGTTGGTGTGATGCCTCAAGAAGCGGAAGCTGATTTTGATGAATATTTAAGGAACGCCATTTCACTATGAACTTTTTTACTAGAATTGGTAGTTGGATGCAAGAAGGTCTTAGGCGCATTGTAGGCGTTCAATACGGCATCCCCTCAGCTTATACCGAGCAATCAGCATCCCCAGTTACCTTTGACAGCGCAATGCAGCTTAGTTCCGTGTGGGCTTGCGTTAAATTAATCTCTGAAACAGTATCTAGTCTGCCACTAACCGTCTATAAACTCACTCCAACTGGTCGTAAGATTGATGCAAACCACCCATTAACATTGCTTTTTAACGGTAAAGTGAACCGTTATCAGACAAAAATAGAGTTTTTTGAAACAGTTTTGCTTAATTTGCTTACTTCTGGCAATTCTTACTGTTATGTGCAGAAAATAGGTGATCGCATAGTTGGTTTGCTGCCATTGATGTCAGCAGACATGACTCCAACACTTTTGAACGATGGCTCGATGGTTTATGAGTATGCAACAGACACTGGCGTCAATGTTTATGCAGAAAATAACATTTGGCACTTAAAATTGATGGGCAACGGTGTTATTGGCCTTAGTCCACTAGCATACCAACGAAATACACTAGGAATTGCTCAGGCAGCAGAGTCTGCGGTTACGAATATATATCGTAATGGTGCAAAACCTTCTGGCGTGTTGTCTATGGACAAGTTTCTTACTCCTGAGCAACGCGATATAGTGCGTAGCAAGTTTTACAACTTAGCAGCAGGTTCAGAAGAAAGATTGATGGTGCTTGAAGGTGGCATGAAGTTTGATGCAATCAGCTTATCACCGCAAGACATTGAGTTGTTGGCTTCTCGCCAATTCCAAATAAGTGAGATATGCCGTTGGTATGGTGTGCCTTCTGTAATGATTAACGATACATCAAGTTCTACCGTGTGGGGTTCAGGTATTGAGCAGATTGTGTCTGGATTCTACAAGTTGACATTAAGACCATTAATGGAGAAAATCGAGGCATCTATTTTAATAAACTTAATGAATCCAAATGATGCTCAACGCCATGAGGTCGAATTTGATTTTAATGCACTTACTCGTTCTGACTTGAAAACAAGGTTTGATTCGTATCGTGTTGGTATCTACGGTGGATTTATGACACCTAATGAGGCTAGAAGGTTAGAAGGTATGCCAGATGAAGATGGTGGAGATAGCTTATACATGCAAGGTGCAAACATGAAACTAACGGACATTGAAACTAACCCATTGGGGGCTACAAATGGAAACCAAACAAATATCACTATCTAATACGGAGCTAAAATTCGTAGGCAATGCTTTTGCCTTTAGCGGATATGCTTCTATGTTTAACGGTATTGATTCTTATGGCGATACGATTGAACCAGGCGCTTATAAGAACACATTAGAAGGGCGCGAACGACCAGTTCGCATGCGCTGGAATCATTATGGCGATATTATCGGCAAGTGGACTAGCATACGTGAAGATGAAAAAGGTCTATATGTAGAAGGCGAATTAACTCCTGGTCATACTAAGGCGGCAGACGTATTTGCATCATTGAAACACGGTGCAATTGATGGTTTATCTATTGGTTATCGCGTAAAAGCATTTAACCAGTTAGATAACGACAGACGCTTACTTAAAGAAATTGATTTGGTAGAAATTAGTGTAGTTGAAGAACCTGCTGACTTAGCTGCTCGTATTTCAGAAGTTAAATCAGCATTAGAAGCGGCTAATTCACTAAAAGAAATCGAGGGCTTACTGCGTGATGTTGGCGGCTTCTCAAGGGTTGATGCGAAGCATCTTGTTAGTAAAATCAACTCCCTAAATCAGCGTGAAGCTGAGGCGGAAAAACAAAAACAAGATATTGCAAGTTTATTACTTAAATTTGGCATTACGCCTAACAAATAAAGGATACTATCATGTCTGAAGAAATCAAAACAATGTTGGAAAGCGGTTTAAAAGCCCTTTCTGAAAAACAAGTTGCTCTTGAGAAATCAATGGCTCAATACCACGGTCAATTAGATGAGAAATCTAAAGTTGATACAGAAGTTAAATCAGAAGTTAAACAACTTGCTGAAGATTACTCTAAAATCAATGCAGAAATCACATCTTTAGGTCAAAAATTAGCTGAAGGCGTAAAAGCCAAAGAAGAATCAGTTATCGTTACTGCTGGTGAAGAATTCGTTAAATCAGAACAGTTCAAATCATTCCTAAGCGCAAATAGCCGCAATGCTATCATCCGCATGGAAGTAAAAAACACTGTTACTTCTGGTTCTACAACTGCTTTCCCATTGCAACGTGCTGGTATCATCCCAGGTAACTTTGCTCCTGTAACTATCCGCCAAGTATTACCTTCAATCGGTGTTACTAGCAACATGGTAAACAGCCTACGTGAAGCATCATGGACTAACGATGCTGCTGGCGTTGCTCAAGGTGCTGCTAAACCTGAATCAGATGTTACATTTGAACAATACAACGTAGCAATTGAAACTGTAGCTCACTGGATTAAAGTATCTAACCAATTATTGGCTGATGCTCCTGCTGTTGCTGCTTACATCAACACACGTTTACGCGATGGCTTAGCTCAAAAAGTGGACAGCCAATTATTGAACGGTGACGGTACATCTCCTAACCTATCAGGTTTGACAGACACAGGTAACTTCACTGCTTACACTGCTACTGCTGGTGATTTGCTAGTTGATGCTATCAACCGTGCTAAATACCAATTGTGGGCTATTGGTCGCGCACCAGACACAGTTATTGTGAACCCTGCTGATTGGGGCGCAATGGAGCGTACTCGTGAAACATACACTGGTGGTTCTGGTGAGTATCTATACGGTATGCCTGGCATGTCTGCTGGTATGAACCCATTTGGCGTTCAAATCGTGTTGTCAAACAACATGGCTGCTGGTAAATTCTTGATTGGTCAATTGAATGGCTCTGCTATTGCTTATGACCGCCAAGGTTCTACTGTTGAAATGGGCTACATCAACGATGACTTCACTAAAAACTTAGTGACAATCCGCGCTGAAGAACGCCTAGGTCTTGGTGTTGACCGCCCTACAGGTATCTTGTACGGTAACTTCACTGCTTAGTAGTTGAATTAAGGGGAGCTGGAGAAATCCGCCTCCCCTTTTATCTTTTAGGGGATATTATGTTAGTTAAAACACTTAAAGTAATTTACCATGACCGTTTAGGTAAAGTTGGTATTGGCCAAGAGGTTGATTTGCCTAAAGACCAAGTTGATATGTATTTAGAAAAGAAAGCTGTAGAAGTTTATTCTACTAAAGTGGTTGAACCAAAAATTGAAGCTGTTAAAGAAACAGTTGAAGCTGTTAAAGCAACAAAAACAAAAGCTAAATAATTATGAATACAAAATTTCCATTTTGGCAAGGGCTTTTAAAACTACTTACAGACATGGGTGATGGCACCCATGCTGAGAGAGTGGAGGCTTATCCTCCTAAAGTCTTAATGACAGATGGAAATGGTATATACGCTCGTATGCGTGTTGATGTTGGTCAAACTGGATTTTTCGCTGGTCGTGAGGCTAGAACATTCTATGAGTTTTCAATACCAACAGGTCAGGAACGAGTTATTAAGGTTGTAGCGCCAATTAATACTATTGTTCAAAATTTCGGTGCTGAATTGCATTTAGCTGAGTTAAGAGTTGAATTGCGTTATGGTGGAACTGAAGGTGGTACGTTTAATACAGCATTGCCAATATTTAAAACAAATACTATGAGTTCCGCGTCTGCTTATACGCCACAAATAACAATGGCAACTGGTGGAACACACACTGGCGGAACAACTGTTGATTTGTTACGTTTATTTAGTGGAAACAATCCAAACAAATCAGTGGACAGTTCCGCGTCAGAAGAACAGCCACAAGGCTTTGCTCCTGGAACATATTATATTCATTTGATTAATATTGATGGCGCAACAGCAACTGGTATATTTAGAGCCAGGTGGGAAGAAAGACCTTAATATTTACATAGTCAAAAAACTTAATGTATAATGATTGTAGATAATTGAATAGATACTAATGGGGTAAGTTATGCCAGCAGCAAATTATGATATATATATTGAGCAAGGTGCAACTTACTACCAAGAATTTATATGGAAAGATAGTAATGGAGTGGCCATTAATTTGTCAACATATACTTCTCGTATGCAAGTACGTCAAGTTAAGACAGAAAATGTCATATTGAACCTTACCAATACAAGCGGAATGACGCTAGGGTCTGATGGCTCAATTAAAATATCTGTTTCAGCAACAACAACATCAACATTGCCAACATTAGGCGCTAGGTATGACCTAGAGTTACAAAGTGCAGATGGAACAGTAACAAGGCTACTTCAAGGAGAGGTTGTTATTTCAGCAGAGGTTACTCGATGACCGATGTTGTTGAAATTATCCGTGATTTAGCTCCTGAAATTGTTGAAATATACACTGAGCAGCAACCTGCAATAGTAAATATTGTAGCCGTTGGCCCACAAGGGCCACAAGGCCCATCTGGTTCAAGTAACATTGCTGGTTATCCAGTTTCTGCGTCAGGTTTAATAAACGGAGATGTATTGGGTTTTAATGGAGCTGCTTGGTTTAATAGGCGGCAAGAATCTCTAGCAGATGGTGGAAATTTTTAATTAAGGAATTATCATGGCAAATACAATCAGAGTTAAACGTAGGGCTAGTGGCGGTGGCGCTGGCGCTCCAGCATCTTTAGAAAACGCTGAATTAGCGTTTAACGAACAAACGAACATTCTGTACTACGGAACAGGCACTGGTGGCTCTGGCGGTTCTGCTACTAGCGTTATTGCCATTGCTGGTAATGGCGCATTTGTCGATACGTCAACTAATCAATCTATTGATGGTACTAAAACATTTTTAGATACGATTGATGGTTCAATAAACGGAAATGCTGGCACCGTAACGAATGGTGTATATACAACTGATACAGCCACAGTAACTAACACAATGTTGGCTGGCTCAATTGCCAATGCTAAATTAGTAAACTCAAGCGTAACGGTTGGTACAACAGCTATTGCTCTTGGTGCATCATCAACTACATTGGCTGGCTTAACTTCAGTCACATCAAGCAGCTTTGTTGGCCCTTTAACTGGTAATGCCTCAACTGCAACTACTGCTGCGGCTTTAACTACAGGTCGCACAATTGCAATTACAGGCGATTTAGCTTACACAAGTCCATCATTTGACGGTTCAAGTAATGTTACTGCAACAGGCACATTGGCAACGGTCAATAGCAATGTTGGCACATTCTTAAAAACAACTGTAAATGCTAAAGGTCTTGTAACTGCTGCGGCTTCTGCAAACATCAATGATTTGACTGTTCCAACTGCTGATTACGCTTTTGGTGGTTTTAAAATTACTGGTCTTGCTGACCCAGTTTCTGCACAAGACGCGGCAACTAAACAATATGTTGATAGCGTTGCACAAGGTTTAGACCCAAAAGCATCATGCGTTGCGGCTACAACTGGGCCAATTACATTATCAGGCGCACAAACTATTGATGGCGTTTCTGTTGTTGCTGGTGACCGTGTATTGGTAAAAAATCAATCAACTGCTTCTGCAAACGGTATTTATGTTGCTGCTGCAAGCACATGGTCACGCGCAGCAGATATGGATGATTGGGCTGAAGTGCCAAATGCGTTTACATTTATTGAAGATGGTACAACTCAAGCAGATACAGGTTGGGTTTCAACAGCTAATGCTGGTGGTACACTAGGTACAACAGCAATCAATTTTGTTCAATTCTCAGGTGCAGGTACTTACACTGCTGGCGCTGGTTTAACATTAACTGGCGGTGAATTTAGCATTACTAATACAGCCGTTACTGCTGCATCTTATGGTTCAGCAAGCAATACTTTATCTGCTACCGTAAACTCACGAGGTCAATTAACAGCGTTGTCAGCTCAAGCCATTGCTATTGCTAATACGCAAGTTAGTGGTCTTGGCACAATGTCAACACAAGCGGCAAGCAATGTGGCAATCACAGGCGGTTCAATTGACGGAATAACTATTGACGGTGGCACATTCTAAGTAATATTAACCCTGCTATATAGCAACGAAAGGGAAGCCAAATGGCTAATGTAATCAAACCAAAGCGTTCTAATACTGCCGCTAAAGTGCCTAACACATCTGAGTTGTTATCAGGTGAGTTAGGTGTAAACATGGCAGATAAAAAAGTTTACATCAACAATGGTACATCTGTTGTTCAAGTCGGGGCTGGCGTGTTGTCAGCCCTTGGCGATGTAACTATAACTTCACCAACAAACGGTCAAAGCCTGTCTTGGAATGGCACAGCATGGGTTAATTCTGCTGGCGGAACAGGAACGGTAACAAGCGTTGCCACAGGAACAGGCTTATCAGGTGGCCCAATAACAGCAAGTGGTACTATTTCACTGGCTAATACAGCCGTTACCGCAGGTTCTTACACCAACACAAACATTACCGTTGATGCACAAGGCCGCATTACGGCTGCTGCAAATGGTTCAGGCGGTGGGGTTACAAGCGTAACAGGCACAGCACCCGTTGTTTCAAGTGGTGGCGCAACACCTGCAATAAGCATGGCGGCGGCAACAACAAGCGTTAATGGTTACTTAACATCAACTGATTGGAATACTTTTAATGGCAAGTATTCAGTAGGCGGCGCATTAGGAACACCATCAAGCGGCACTTTAACAAATTGCACATTCCCAACGCTTAATCAAAACACCACAGGCAGTTCAGGTTCATGCACAGGTAATGCGGCAACGGCTACAACGGCTACCTTTGCTACAAATTCATCTAAATTGTATTCAACAGATGCTGCATACAATTATAATTCAGCAAATCCGTATTATGGTTATTTATCTTATAATGGAACTAGATGGCGTTTTAATGTAAATCCAGCCTCTCCATCAGCAGTTGAGGTAGCTTATGCAGATGCCGCCACTTCATCAGCATCATGTTCAGGCAATGCGGCAAGTGCATCATCTGTTGCCGCATCAGGCATTACAGGTCAAACAGGGATGTGGACAAGTGCCGCAAGACCAGGGGCTTATCGTTTATATCGTAATGATAGTAATGACCCTTATAATATCCAAACAACTTGGAGTGCGGATGTAAGTGGATATTGGTCTTTGCGTGGATATTATAATGATACCTATCATGCCCCTTGTTATGTTGGATATGCTGGAACAGCCACCAATGCAACAACAGCAGGTCGCATAGATTCATCGGTGCGAAATTACAGCCGCGAATGGATTGAAATGCCAAATTATTCAGGGCTTTATTCACCTAATAATGGCGCACATTTTTACCCTAATAATGGTTCATACGGTGCATGGCGTTTAGATGGTTCGCGTAATGGTTGGAAAGGCATTGAATTTGATGGACAACAAACCTTAATGATGAATGACGGGGGTGTTGGTGTTCATAGAAATATAGGCGGCGGTTGGCGTTATTATGTTGAGGGAACAAACTTTTTTAGTCCAGGCAATGTAACAGCATATTGGTCAGACCGAAGATTAAAAGAAAATTTAATTCCAATTCGCAATGAATCATTGGATATTTTAAGCAAACTTACAACATATAGATTTAACTGGAATAGCAAAGTTAAAGAATTAGAATTGGATATTGAAGTTGGCAAAGAAGAAATTGGGTTAATTGCACAAGAAGTTCAAGCCATATTGCCTGACGCGGTTGTAGTAAATAAATCGTTAAATAGAATTAATGAAGATGGCACACAGCAGGATTATGATTATCTAACTATCAATTATGACAAAATTACACCATTGCTTGTTGAGGGCGTAAACTTGTTACGAAAAGAAATTGAAGAATTAAAGATTGAAATTGCTAAATTGAAAGGTCAAAAATGATTATTTATACAAAAAAAATTAACTCTGTTCAGGCTTATAAAGAATTAGACGGCGAAGTTAATGTTGTTTATAACATTTATTGGAGTTTAATAGGAACAGAAGATACTTATACAACTTCATGCCCTGCAATGACTTATGTTCCAACAATAGCAGGTTCATCATTTGTGCCATTTGACCAATTAACCGAAGAAATAGTTTTGGGTTGGATTGATACATACACACCATTAGCGGTAATTGAACAATATAAAAATAGCGTTAATCAAGCATTGTTAAGCCAACAGCAATTAGAATCACCACCATTGCCTTGGCAACCACAACCAACCCCTGTTGCAACTATCTAAAAGAAGTTGTTGCGTTAAAAGCATTAGTTAAAGAACTAAAAATAGTATCTAATAATGATGTTTAGATTTTAAAATGGATGATTGATATGAAATATAAAATAACAACTCAAGTAACTTCAGAGCCGATTACTCTATCTGAAGCAAGAAGCCATCTTAGAATAGAGCCATTTGGGTACCCACTAGCTCATCCTGATGATTCAGATATTACATTATTAATATCATCTGCAAGAGAATGGTGTGAACAATACGTTCGCAGAGCTTTAGCAACTCAAACAGTTACAATGTCTTTAAGTAAGTTTGAAAATGCTATTGAGTTGCCTTTGGCTCCTGTACAATCTGTTACATCAGTTAAATATTACGACACATCAAATATTCTGCAAACATTGGATCCTTCTGTTTATTATGTAGATTACTTTGATTCAGTTATTTACTTGGAAGTAAATAAAACATGGCCAAACACAGTCACTCGCGAAACAGCAGTGATTATTGAGTATGTGGCTGGATACACAAAAACAGTAGGAACAAACTTGCTGCCTTTGCCTAATCCAATAAAATCAGCCATGTTATTGTTGATTGGTAGCTTGTATGAAAACCGCCAAGAGGATATGTTAGGTAGTTCAAGAGTAACATTTAACTCATTGCCAATGGGCGTATATAACTTATTACAATCATATCGATTAGGGTTGGGCGTATAATGCAAGTTGGAAAATTAGATAGATATATTCGCATTGAGAAAAAGATAGTAACCAAAGATGAGAATTATGGTTCTGAAGTTATCTCATGGGATACATACAAGGAATGTTGGGCAAATGTCCAGGACATTACCACTCGTATGCAAGAATCTACTAATAGTGATTTAAGGCTACTTAAGCAACCATGCAAAGTATTGGTTAGGTACGATAATGGAATTAATGCGACAATGAGAATTGTTATGCTTGATCGAGATAATAGAATCTTGCAGATCGTAACTAAACCTGCTGAGATTGGTCGCAGAGAAGCAATGGAATTTACGGCTGAGGACTACTCTCAAAATGGATGATACAATTAATATTCGCGGTGGTAAGGAATTGGCTCAATTTCTTCAATCATTGCCATTAAAAATTGAAAAGAATATTATGCGAGCAGCTTTAAGGTCTGGCGCAAGAGTTATTGCCAATGAAGCTAAGAAAAATGTTGCTGTGCAGGATGGTGACTTAAAACGAAGCATAAGAACAGGCAGTAACGCGAAAAAAGGCCGAGTTGAGGCCTATGCTAAGGCTGGAGATAAAAAGGCTTGGTACTACCGCTTTGTTGAGTTTGGAACGGCTCCGCATCTTATTAAAGGTAAGAACGGTGGTATGTTACGTTTTATGGCGAAAGATGGTAAATCTATACAAACGCCACAGGTATCTCACCCAGGCGCAATTGCTAAACCATATATGCGCCCAGCTTTAGATACAAAAGGCAATGATGCAGTTATTGCAGTAACAAATAAAATTCGTGAAAGATTGACGCAACAAGGTATTAATACTGTAGCACCTGAAGGAAGTGATTGATGTCAGCAGAAAAAGTCATATATAATTTACTTTCTACAAATGCACCGTTATTAGTGCAAGTACCTAAAGTAAGAATTTTTCCTAGTTTAATACCACTAGGAACAACTTTGCCAGCTATAGCATATATGTTAGTATCTAGCACAGAACAAACTGCTATCGGTTTAACTTCTGAAATATATAGAAGCAGAGTTCAAGTTACTATTGCAGCGAATACTTATCCTCAAGTTAAGGAAATCGCTGCATTAGTAGTAGCAGCTTGTAACCATAGGCAAGGCACGTTTAATGGGGTCAAAACTGATAGTGTAATAAAAGACGTGGTTAATGCGGACTTTAGAGATGATGAAGTAGGTATCTTTTACTCCACCATTGACTTCCGTATTGTTCATAGCAATTAATTTAATTTTTAAGGAGTATTATTATGGCACTTGGAACCGTAGCAGGAACCGTAGTTAGTATCAGTGCAGCCCAACCAGCAACTTTTGATGGCACTGGTTACGCTGCTTTAACATGGACAGTAATTGGCAATATTGATGACGGTGGTGAACACGGTCGTGAATATGCAGAAGTTACTTTTAACCCAATCAACACTCGCGGCACAGATAAATATAAAGGCTCATTTAATGAGGGTACTAAAACCTTGTCAATTGGCTATAACTCTGATGACGCAGGTATGGTTCTTTTAAAAGCAGCTTTACTTTCAGACAGCAACTATAGCTTTAAAGTAGCTTATCCAGATTCAGATGTTGATTACTTTCAAGCTAAAACATTGTCATTGAAAAAAGCCACTGGTGGCGTTGATACAATGCGTATGGCATCTGTAAGTTTGTCTATTACTACAAACTCAGCAGGTGTTGGCATTGTTGAAGTATTAGCACCTTAATAAGTTTTGAGGCTAGAGCATTAGCTGACAAACCGTGTTCCTCCGTCACGCGCCTCATCTTTTTACGGAGTTTTTTTTACGGAGAGTATTATGTCTAAAGACTTTGATCTATCGCAGTTTGAAACAATAGATACAGCAAAACTAACAGTTCTCAATCCAAAAGGTGAGGACTTGTTATTTAATGGCAATAAAGTATTAATTAATGTTTATGGCCCAGGCTCTAAAGAATTTGTTAATGCTAAGTACAAATTAGATAATGCAGTTCAAACACGTTCTATTGCTATGCTACGCGGCAAAGCATCTAAAAATGCAGCGGAAGAAACACGTCAGTTGCAAGCGGAGTTTTATGCAGCAGTTACGGCATCGATTGAGAACTTCCCTATTGATGGCGGTGCATTTGCGTTGTATAGCAATCCAAAACTTAACTACATTACTGAGCAGGTAGAAAAGTTCCTGAATGAAACTGAAAATTTTATGCCGAGCTTGCCAACGAAGTAATAACATTTGTCAGGTATTATGTATGGCTATACACGATACCTGATAAGCAGGAACTAAGTAGAATAGAACAGTACGAAGAATCTGGTGCAGAAATAATGTGGCCAGACTTAACTTGTAGATATTTGTTTGACTACTTAATGAACGCTGGTGCTTGTATCAACACAGGGATGGGGCAAGCACCATTAAGTTGGCAAGAGTTAGCATCATGGCAAGAGCAAAATGGATTTACCCTAAAGCCTTGGGAATTAAGTATAATAAGGAAAGCCTCTGCGGTATATGTTGAACAAGTGCATTTATCTAGCAAGATAGACTGCCCACCCCCAGGCAAAGTGGTTGAGCAAGACCAATCTAAGTTGGCTCAACATATTAAAGGTATTTTACGCTAGAGGTTCATTATGGCTCTTTCTGCTGGTTCAATTGAGATTAAATTATTTGCTGATATAGCGCGTCTGCAAGCAGACATGAATAAGGCAAATAAAAGTGTTGATACCGCAATGCGGAACATCGACAAGTCCGTTACAATGGCTAAAAACGCATTTAGCGGACTTGCTGGTGCTTTCGGAGTGGCTACCATATTAAAAACAGCCGATGAGTATAAAAAGTTTGATGCTCAACTTCAATTAGCTACAAAAAACCTTGATAAATACAACATAGCCTACCGAGATGTAGTTAGGATTTCTCGTGAATCCCAATCTGACATTGGCTCCATTGGTATTCTTTACTCACGTCTAACAAACAACTTGCGCGATTTTGGTACATCTCAAAAAGAAATTGGGATGATTACTGAATCAGTTGCGTTGAGCTTACGTGTTTCAAATGCAACGGTTCAAGAAACGAACTCTGTCATGTTGCAACTTTCTCAATCATTTGGTTCAGGCAAGATAAACGGCCAAGAGTTCTTAGCCGTATCTGAAGGCGCCCCAATGATAATGAGGCAGTTGGCCAAGTCATTGAATGTGACTTATGGCGAACTTAAAAACATGTCAACACAAGGTGAGTTGACTGCTGAGGTGCTTGCCAAGGCATTAACTGATCCTGCTTACCTAGCTGGACTTCAAGAGCAAGTTAGGTCTGTTGGTACCATCTCTAGTGCCATTACAGTTCTTAAAAATAACTTTACATTGTTTATCGGTGAAGCAGATAAGGCTGATGGCATTTCTAAAAAAATAAGCCAAACAATATTATTGTTAGCTGATAACTTAAGCCTACTTGCCAATGCTGCATTAGTAGCGGTTGGAGCGCAATTAGGTAAATTTGTTATAGGTATAAATGCTTCTATTCGTGCAAGTCAAGTTCGTCAGATTGAAATCGTCAAAGAGAATTTATTATTAAAAGAAAAAGCATTGGCTGAAGCAGCTTCAACAGCAGCATTGGCTAATAATGCCAGGGCAACAACAGCTTGGGCAGCTGCTAATTCAGTAGCTATGCGTGAACAAGTTGTCTTAAATAATGCCGTTGCAGCAAGCTCTACATTGGCAGCAAGGGCGCTAACAGGATTTAAAGTTGCTGTTGCGGCATTAGGCGGCCCGATTGGTATTGCAATTACAGGGTTCCTATTATTTGGCGATACTATCCTTAATTGGATTGATAAAGCTCGTGGCCTTACTCCTATAATGAAAGAAATAAATGAGGAGTATGAACGTCAAAACAAATTAAAAGCACAAGGTATTGCTCTTGATGATAAGCAAGGATCATCAAAAAGCCAATTAATTGAAGAAGAAAAACAATTAAAAGCTATCTTGGCAAAAATTGATGCAGTAAAAAAAGCTGGTTATTCTTCTACATTATTTGGCGGTGTTACAAGCAATAAAGCAGAGTTAGAAGAATTAACTCAAAAATCAATTATTAGTTTTGATAGGATAGAAAAATTAAAATTTTCTATTGCTCAAGCAGCTGATATTGAAAAAGGTGGCATAGTTAAAGTTTCTGAAGAATACACGAAATTAAGCGAAAAACTTGTTACTCAAAAAGAATTGGCTATTGCTTATAGCCGAGATATGACAACCATAATGGTTGAAGGTAAAAAAGCTGGATTGCCTGATTCTGAAGTTATTGCTAAGTTAGAGATATTAAAAGAAAAATACGACAAAGCTACTGGCGCTACTAAAGAGGCAACTAAAGCTAAAAAAGACCAGGCTAAGACATTAAAAGAATTACAAGATGAGTTAAGAGCTGAAGATCTATTGGTAGAGCGTTCTGCCAACATCCAAACTTTATTAAAAGAAAAAATGGATGAAGTAAACAAGGTTCAGATTGAAACTCAAAAAACTATTGATGACAAAATAGCAAAACTAATTATTGAGATTGATACTTACGGTAAAACAGAAGCCGCCATTGAAGCGACCAACCTGTCACGCCTAACAGAGCGTAAAATATTGATGGAAGCAAAAGGTGAGAATGTTGATGCCTTAAATGCTGAGATTGCTGCTCGTATGCGTTTGGTTGAATTAACTGCTAAAAAAGAAGAACTAGATCGACTTAAAAAAGAATCAGATAAAGAAAATAAAGAGTCTTTAAAAGAAGAAGCGTCAATGGTTAAAGAGCTTGAACGTATCTACGATGGCTTTGCTAGAAACTCAGCTCAAGCAATGACTGACTTCTTTACTGATACTAAAACAAGTTTCTCAGATATGATTAACTCAATACTGACAGACTTGTTGCGTTTGAGTATTCAAAAAAGCATAACTGAGCCATTGTTTAATTCTATAAGTAATGCGTTAGGTGGCGGTGGCGGAATTGCTGATTTCTTCACTAATATACTTGGAGGTAATGGCGGAGTAGGCCCTGATGTTCCGTTTGATACATATTATAATATGAGTTCAGGTGGCGGCAGAGCAGCTGGTGGCCCTGTTAATCCTAATCAAAGTTATTTGGTTGGTGAGCGTGGTGCAGAAATGTTTGTTCCACAAGCTACAGGAACTATTGTTCCGCCAAGCAAAATGGGTTCTAATGTATCTGTTGTAATCAATAACAACAGTTCAGCACAAGCCTCTGCAAATGAAACAATAGATAGCCGTGGAAACCGTAAGATTGAGGTTACAATTGGTGACATGGTTGCTGGTGAAATTAGACGTAATGGCTCTGGCGCTAACTCTGCAATACGCAATACATTTAATGCAAAACCAACATTAGTAGGAAGATAATTATGGCAACATACACCTGGCCTCCAACATTACCAACAGGCATTGACTCTCAAGGCTATTCTGAATCATCAGGCGTTCTTGTATTGGCAAGCCCTATGGATGCTGGGCCAGCCAAGATGCGCTATAGAGGTCAGAAGCCTAGTCAGTTTACCGTTGATATGATAATGGATGACTCTCAAATAGCCACATTAGAAACATTTATCAATACTACATTAAGAGGTACAGCTAGGTTTGATTTTCCACATCCTAGAACTCAAACAACTATTGAAGCTAGATTTGTTCCATCATCAGACGGAAAGTATTTTGGGGTTTCTTATTTTGCTCCTAATCTATATAGAATTTCATTTTCAATAGAGCAAATGCCATGAGTAGATTAAGTTCATTTTCACCAGCTGCATTAAAGGCTATGTTTAGCCCTGATGGTGATGATACCCTGGCGGTATTATTAACCATCACTGGAGCAGGAATTACTACTCCAATTAGATTGGCTGATAACTATACAGAGCGTCTTAGCTCTACAGACGATGATGTTGTTTATGGAATTAAAAGCCGTGGCAATGATTATGTATTCTTGCCGTTTCAAATTACATTGCCTTCAGAAGAAGCTGACGCAGCGCCTCGATGCCAAATCACTTTAAACGATGTAACTAGATACCTTACACCAACAATACGGCTGGCTACTACCGCATTGAATGTAAACATAGAATTGGTATTAACTAGAACACCGAATGTATTAGAAATTTCATTCCCAGGGTTTTTAATGAGCGGAATAACGTATAATGCTAATAGCATAGTGGCAGATTTGAATGTAGAATCTTTAGCAATTGAACCGTTCCCTGCCCATACTTTTACACCGTCTTATTTCCCAGGATTATATTAATGAAAACATGGTGGAATGATTACATTAGTCTTAAGTACCTAAAGAAAGGCCGTGACAAAGACGGCATTGATTGCTGGGGTTTAGTTAAGCTAATTTACAAAGAACAATACAATATTGATCTTCCATCGTTTGCTGAGGAATACGAGGCAGAGCAGCAAACTAAAATAGAACAACTTATTGCCTTGGGTAAAGAAGGTTGGGAAAAAGTTGAAACTCCTACCATTGGTGACGTTGCCCTGCTTCGTGTAAACGGTTTATTTATGCACGTTGGGGTCGTAGTATCACCCAATCAATTTATTCACGTCAGCGAGCATACAGACACCACCATTGAGCGTTTTGACACTGGAATATGGAAGCATCGCGTTGAAGGTTTCTATCGTTACGTTGAAAAAGTAAACGTAGGCGATTTAACGCTTGCCATTAAACCACATCCGTTAAAGACTGAGCGCATTGATGGTCAGGTTCCAGCAGATTCTTCTGTTGCAGAAATTATTGAATATATTAAAGCTCAGTATCCTGTAGCTGAAGAATACGATGTATTGCCAGTTATATTTGTTAATGGCAAATTAGTTCCACAAGAAGAATGGCATATTGTTCCATTGCCAGGTGATGTTATTCAATACCGAGCCGTTGCTGAAGGTGGCGTATTGAAAATGATATTAACCATTGCGATTGTAGTGGCTGCGGCTTATATTGTTGGCCCTGAAGCATTGGCATTATCAGGATGGACTGCTACGGCTGTTCAAGCAGGTATTACTGTAGTTGGTAGTTTATTATTAAATGCCATATTTCCAGTTAGGATGCCAACTCAGCCAGAATCTCCTGGCACAGCCCTTGCTCAGAACTTATTACAAGGCGGTAGCAACCAAGCATCTCAATACGGTGCTATCCCTGTTGTATTGGGTCAAATGCGCTTTACAGGATTGTTGGGCGCACAGATATACGCTGAATCAAATACAGATACATCTTACTTAAGAATGTTATTGGTTTGGGGTTATGGCCCATTGCAAATATCTGACATGCGTATTGGGTCAACTGACATTAATACGCTTGAAGAATTAGACCAAGCTACTATTAGTGGCTTTCAAGATTTAAGTGAAAATTACTCATACTTTAATTCAATATATCCAAATGACGTTGAGCAATTAGCCGTCAATGTTGAGATGGCCGAATCATATTGGTATGAAAAAGTAGTAAATGAATTATGCACTTCTATTAGTGTGAACTTGCATTTCCCAAGAGGCTTAAGATTATTGCAAATGGATGGAAAGGGTGCGGGTAATATTAAGGAAGAATTGTTTACTGCTGATGTACAAGTTCGTCAATTAGATAATGATACATTGGCTCCATTAGAGCCTTGGGGTGGTCTTGAATATGTATTTAAAGAATCAACCGTCACTCTTGATGGTGCATTTTTTGGCAGCACTCCTTCAGGATTTCAAACAACTCCAACACCAGTTTATAGATGGGCGTTTTTGACTGTTGATAAGTTTAATAAACTTATTGTGCGTTATGGTAGTTACTCAGATACATCAACAGCTAATCCAAGTGCTTCAATGCTTGCTAAATTAAAGAACACTACAAGAAATTTAGATACAACATATACTTTATATCCAACTATTCCTACAAATGAAATAGAGCTATATAGAATTTGTATGCACGGCTCTAAAATATTTAGCACAGTAGATAGACGCAGTTCAATGCCAGCTACATACAGTGGTTTAAATTTAACTACTCAGACAGCATCAGATAATAATAACTATGGCATGGCTTATTACGCAACGCCAGTAGTAAAACAAACTACAGCAACTATTGGTGTTGGTAGCATTAGTAGAACAGGAAGGGATACAACAATTCGTATTGGTGTTTCTGGAACTGACTTTGTTAAACGCAAAGATGCGTTTAGTTACAATGTGCCATTCATAGTGCCAAAAGGTAAGTATGAAGTAAGAATTCGTAGAAATACGCCTACTACTGACGAATACGTTGCTGGTGGTATTAAGTATCAGCGCATGAGTATGTCTATTTTAACTTCAGTTACAGCCTACGGTGCATCAAGACCAGTTAATCCACCTAAGCCTATGGCTATGACTGCTTTAAAATTTAAAGCAACTGACCAAATTAATCAAACGCTAGAAGGCATTTCAGCGACAGTAATCTCAGTTTGCTTAGACTGGGATTCTGCAACTACAACATGGGTTCTTCGACCTACGCGCAATCCTGCATCATTGTTTAGGTATGTATTGCAACATCCTGCTAATGCCCAGGCTGTTACAGACGCGCAATTAGACTTAACCGCAATTGCAACTTGGCATGAGTATTGTGCTACAAATGAATTTATATTTGATTCTATCGTAGCAGACCAACAAAGTCTTTTAGATGTGCTTCGTGATATATGTGCAGCAGGTCGTTCATCTCCAACATTAATAGATGGTAAATGGACAGTTGTTACAGATAAACCACGCACTGTAACTGCTCAATATTTTACACCGCATAACTCATGGGGATTTGAATCCACTAAAGCATTACCTAAGTTGCCTCACGCATTTAGAATTCCATTTAAAAATGCAGACCAAGGTTATCAGCCTGATGAGTATATTGTTTATAACGATGGCTACAATGAAACAAATGCCACATTATTTGAGCAAATACAATTCCCTGGCGTAACGTCACGCACAGCAATTTTCAAACATGCTCGTTTTCATTTTGCACAGATTAAACTTCGCCCAGAAACTTATACGCTTAACGCGGATATTGAGAACTTAATCTGTACTCGTGGTGACTTGGTTAAAGTTAGCCATGACGTACCTATGTGGGGATTAGGCACTGGCCGTATTGCAGAGTTTATTTCAGGCACATCTATCCGCCTTGATGAAACTATGCCAATGGATGCTGGTGTTACTTACACCATTCGTATTCGTTTAGAAGATGGGTCTAGCATCACACGTACGGTAGCCTCTAAGCCTTTAGATGGGTATTACGACACCATTACATTAACCAGTTCAATTACATCAACCCAAGGTGCTGTAAATAACCTATTTATGTTTGGCGCATTAAGTAGCGATTCAGTTGATTTGATTGTTCAAAGCATTGAGCCATCAAATAACTTATCAGCTCTTTTAACCTTGGTTGATTATTCACCTGCTATCTACAATAGTGACTTAGAGCCAATACCTGCATTTGACAGTCAATTAACGCTTCCACCATTATTGATGAAAGATAAGATTACAGTTGCGCCAGTAATTACTGCAATAATTAGTGATGAAACGGTTATGTTGCGCCCAGCTCCAAATCAATTTCTTTACAGAATAAAATTATCATTTAGTAACCCTGCGACATTGCCTTCTATTGCAAAATACATTGAAGGACAAATTGACTTTTCTGGCGATACATCATTGATATGGCAAACAGCTCAATCATCTGATATTAGAGATGGTTGTATTTACTTCTCAGATGTAGAAGAAGGCTCAGAATACAGAATTAGAGTTAGATACGTTACAGATGATGGTAGAGCTGGCCCTTGGGCTTATGCTGATAATCATACTGTCATAGGAAAAACTAATCCTCCAGCAGACGTTACTGGTTTGATTGCCACAGTAAGTGGAGATAAACTACAGTTGTCTTGGAATGACAATGCTGAGTTAGACTTATGGGGTTATGAAGCTAGAATAACTGACTCAGGATGGGGCGATAATAATTATTTATATCGAGGAACATCGTCTGAATTTTTATTAAATCCAGGCCCAATTGGAATTACTCAAGATTACTTTGTTAAAGCTCTTGATATTATTGATTTGTATAGTGTCAATGCGGCATTAGTTCAATTTACTCCATCTATAGTTCCTGCGGTATCTGTAGTTAATTATAGTTTCTTAGACACTTCATTAACTACCACTGATTTAACTCTATCTTGGACAGATGTTGCTCCTCAGTTTGGATTAAGCCATTACATTATTGGTTATAACTCAACTACTGTAACAGCAAGAACATCATCATTTACTGTTCCTGTTGATTGGGTTGGCGCAAGAACATTTACTGTAACTGTTGTTGATAAACAAAATAAACAATCAGCAGCAACATCTGTTGTCGTAACAAAAGTAATACCAAGCGCACCACTATTTAGTTCAACTTCAATAATAAATAACGCTTTGCAGTTATCATGGTCAGCTTCAGTTAGAACAACATTGCCAATTGCAGGATATGAGCTAAGAAATACAGATACAGCCTGGGGATCAACAGGATTCTTGTTTAAAGGTAATGCACTAAACTTTTCTGTAATACCAGTTTTAGGCGAAAACACATGGTATGTGCGTTCTTTTGACACCGATAATAAGTATTCAGCAACTTCATTGGCAATAAACTATACTAGGGCTATTCCAGTTGCTCCAGGGATGCACATTCCATCTTATACTTATGCTGACACTAGCTTAACCAATGCTACAGTTACGCTTGATTGGAGTGATGTATCTCCTCTGTTTGGTTTAAATCAATATAAAATTACTTATGACACTGATGTAATTTACACAAAATCAAGCACAATAACGCTACCTGCTAATTGGCTTGGAGATAAAGTATTCAATGTTTACACTATTGATTTCTTAAATGGCGAATCAAATCCATTGGCGATTACAGCAACAAAAGTTGCTCCAAACCCAATAGATATATCAACGATAAGAACTCAAATTGTAGATAACAATGTATTGTTATATTGGAATTTACCAACTAAGACTTCATTACCTATTCAAGATATATTAATTAAGAAAGGTGATGTTTATGCAACTGCTGAAGAAATTGGATATAAGAATGGTACGTTTACATCAATACTAGAGTTAAGTGGTGGCACATATACTTATTGGTTACTTGTACGTGATACAGACGATAACTTATCATCTCCAGTGAGCATTACATGCCAAGTTTCACAGCCACCTGATTTTGTATTTAATGCACAATACTTCAGTACATTTAGCGGCACTAAATCATCTGCCATTAATGATGGAGCAGGTTTGCTTCTTCCTGTAAATACTACAGAAACATGGACTACTCATTTTACATCTCGTTCATGGGCTAACCCACAAGCACAAATAGATGCAACTTATCCTATATTTATTCAACCTAATAATGGCTCTGGTTCTTATGTTGAAGTATTTGACTATGGAACTGTATTGGGTAGCAGCCAAGTTTCATTAAATTATCAAAGTGAAATAATTGCAGGAACTCCAACGCTTTCTTTTGAAATTGGCACATCAGCTG